ATGGAAAAACAGATTCTGGTTGTCCTGATGCTTCAGGATAAGCATTACCTATAATAGTACACTGATACTCTGTGTTAACGTCTTTTGCAGAAGCAAAAGTTGTCAATGGAAGCATAGTCGCTGTTTCAGTACCTTGAGCACCTCTAACTGTAACATATGCCATGTCACCATCTGCAAATAAAACAATATCACCTACTCGTAATGGGTGGTGGTTACTGAAGTCATTTGTGTCAGTGTTAGAAATTGCTTGTAAGTCGATAGCGTCTGTACCGCCTGCTGATGCTCCTTCGTTACCGCCTGATGCAACAACTTTTACTGTTAAGTCATTATGAACAAATGCTTCTTCATAATGCTCAAAGTTTGTTTGAGAAACAGGAGCTTTCGATCCCATTAACTCTAGAAGACCAGTAATACCTTGATCTCCATATCTTTTTATTAAATTCTCGGACACGTCTCTTTTGTGCAATTCTCCTGATGCTGTTGTAAGAGAACTAACGTAGTTCTCCTGTGTAGCTTGCATTACCGAAGAAGGCTTAAGAGTCATAGTCCCAGGAATATTTACTGTAGCCATTTTATTATTTTTTTAAATTATTTATTTATTAATTATCCAATTGTTAAACCCTCGTTCTCTCCAAAAATAATATCCTCTATTGTTTGCTGAATTGACTTTTCACTTCCTGTAGCTTGCTTAGCTTCGTTATTAAACGAAGGATTTTTTATATCTCTAACTACCTGCTCGGTACCTTTGGATCTGTATTGATTGGCTACACTTCTTACAATGTCTTGAAAGTTGTTTAATATAATCATGTCCATATTAAGCTTATCAAAGTCCCAGCCTCCTTCATCATCAACATATCTATCAAAGTAACCATTTAAGTTGGAGTTAGACTCCATTAAATCTTTTCTATGATTATCATTTAATTCAAAAGTAAACTGCTCTCCGTTGTCGTTAATGTCAAATGTTATAGACTCAACATCATCAACCTCTTTGGACATGTTCTCAACCCATTCTGACCTTATAGATTCTTCTTGTTCAGCACTCATCCCTTTTTCTTCAATAGGCATTTTGTACTTGTTTTGCATATCTATAAGCTCTTTCCTAGCTTTAGAAACGTCTTTCTTCATTTCAATCTTTCCTAGAGTTTGATCCGCTTCGCTATTCTTATCTTTGTTCAATTTGTACTTGGACTCCATTAAAACATTAACTTCATCCATTGTTAATTCGGGATTGTTTTGTTTCATACTCAACCTCATAACATCCTCATTGGACATTTTAGAATAATCAATAGCTTGCGTTCTGATGTAATCAGCAATAGTTCTACCTGTTTCGCTTACAAAAGTATTCATCTTCTCTATCTGCTCGTTAGCAAAAGATGGTTTTTGTCCACGTAAAGTAGACTTTAAGGAATCCATAGAGTCAAAGCTTGTTTCAAACTGATCGTTTACAAACTTTAAAAACTCCTTTCGAGTCCTGTCAAGATTATCTCTGATTTCATCCTCCGAAAAAGATTGATCATTAGATTCATTATTTAAAGAACGATTGTTAGTATCTTGTGTTTCTACTACAGTCTCTGCTGGAGCTTCCTCCTTTACAGGTTCTGTTGTAGAATTTTCACTAGATTCATTTTCTACTGGGGTTTCCGCTTGTGACTGTTCTGCTGGTTCTGAACTTGGAGTAGTTAAATCTACAACCATAGCTTCTTGAGCTGAATTGTCGTTAGGAACCACTTCTCCGCCAAACTGTTCAGCGAAGATTTCACCCATTTTATCTTTCATATTATATTAAATTAAATTATTACTATTTGCAAAAATAATCATTTATATATATAAATCAAATATTTTTACCTTTTTTTAAACTCCCAGCATCATATCTGGATCCTGTATAGGTCCTTCATTTCCTTTTCTTTGCTCTATCATCTTAGATTGGAAGTGTGCACTTTTAGCTACTGTCTTCTCTCTAGACTTACCTTGAGCTCTACCAGCTTCTATTTTTCCAGAGTTAGACATTTGTATCTCTCTCATTCTTCTTTGATGCGATGCATCTTCAAATTGATTCTTCATCTGAAACTCCATTTGCATTTTCTGCATTTCAAATTGTGCATCCATCTCCTTCATTTTAGCGTCTATCTGAGCTTGCATTTGCATTTCTCTTTCTTTTAACTGAGCTGTCATAGCTGCTGATTGTTGTTGCTGTTGTGAGTTAGCTTGTATTTGTTGTTGAGCTATCATCATCTGTTCAGCTTGATATTTCTTCCTTCTTAGAACGAGCATTCTATTTGCTAGCTTAACATTGCTAACATCTCTTATAGCTATAGCGTCTTCTAGTCTTAATTCTTTTTGAGCTAGTGAAACTTGTATAGCTTGCTCTAGTACAGCTTTATCTTCTACATCTGGCTCTACATCTATGGATATACCAAACTCATGTATAGATATGTTCTTGTTAACTGTAATATTTTTCATTACAGACTCTCCAATAGCTTTTATATAGCCTTTTACTGGTTTATGATATTCTACTATATCTTGTAATTTTAAACATATGGAAGTTCCAGTATCCTTAACTATCTTTAGATACCCATCGTTTATAGCTCTAGTAGCATTATTAGAAGCCATTAACTGCATTTTTTGAATACCCACAAGTGCTTCACTAGATGGTTTAGCACCATCTCTAGCTTCATTAACACCTGTCACATCACGTATCATATTTAGATTATGCTGGTATATCTGTATTAATTGAACCATATCTCTACCTATACCATTCTCAAGCTCTTGAATAGGTACAGCATTTGTTGCGTTACCCTCATCATCCATTCTTCTATAATATATATTACCAGTTTGATCGTATATTTCTTGAAGCTCTAGTGGTGTAAATGTTCCCCCATCACCCTTAGATACATTTTCTAAAGAACCTATTTCAAAAGCAGCTCCCTTTGGTCTAGCTTTAGCCATTACCTGCTGCATTTTTAAATGAGCTAATTGTATCTGATCAGCAAAAGGAATCATTCTCTGAACTAAAGATACGTTACGCATCTTGTGTAAATTTGGAGAATATACTGTATAAGATAGTTTTGTTTCTGATAAATCATGTTTAGGTCTAGACATATTTCTAGCAAGTCCGTAGTCAAAGATGTAATCAGATCCCACTATGTATTTACCGTTGTAAACAACCTTCACCGTGTTGCTAATCTGCTCTCTTTTATGTTTTGATTTTTTAGGAGCTTTATAATTGCCTTTACGTTTTCTAACTGAAAATCCTCCAAAAGCATTTTCCTTTTTCTCGTAATTAAGCTGGTGAGTAGATATAAATTCAGCGTCCATTATTTCAACAGAAAACTTATCATAATCATTTGAGTATGATGTATGTCTATGATAGCCTCTTCCGAATAAAGTATCTTCATCTTGCTTCTTTCCGTACTTTTCAGCCATCTCTTTATACTGCTCTTCAGTAAACTGATCTCCAGCCATTCTTTTTAATTCAGCTATACTTACAGTATATATCTCCCCAGCGTGCTGTATGTTTCTGTAATCTGGAGACTCTGAATATGATGTTACTAAATTACTAGGATTAACATATTTTATTCTTACTCCATATGCAGAGTCTATGTATGTTTTTACAGCAGCTGTTCCAATAACAACCAAATCTCTAACCAATCTCTTCTTTAATTCATCAAAGTCATTTTGTTGTAAAACAAACTCTATACCGTTTTCTAAAGATACTTCTTGAGCTTGTTTATAATTCATTTGCATGAATAGTTCTAATTCCTCCATGTCTTGAGGGACAAATCCTTTCCTGTTGTAGTCTACTCCAGTTTTTTTAGTCATAAAGCTTCTAAGCTCTGCTGTCATCATATCTGCAAAAAGCTCTCTAGCATCTTCTTTTCTTTTATCTATAGACATTGTGTCAATAGCATTAGCTCTGATCATAAACTCTTGATTAACCATACCTCCACAAACTACATCTACAAATTTAGGTACTATAGATACTGGGGTCCAGTCTATATTCATATATGAAGAATCGCCCTCAACATCTAGCAAATCTTTATATTTAGCAACACTTTGAGTTCCCTCAGCATAAGATCTTAATTTTTCAAAGCTTCTTTTCCTGTCTTGATAGCTTAGGTCTGTGCTGTTTTTCCAGTCGTGATACATCCTTTTAAAATATTGCAAACCATATTCGTTTGTTAACTTCTCTTCATTAGTTGCAAATATTGTAGGATATCCTCCTATTGTTTCAAATTGAGTTTTCATTTATATTTTCTTAGACATTAATCCTATATTTCTATATCTTTTTACAAAGTTAAGATTTATTTTTTTCACTTCCTTTTTTCTTACGTGTTTTTGTGATGCTAAAAGAGCTAAACTAGAAGCAACCGTAGCATCGTATTTAGTTCTGTTATCTGGCTCAAATCTACTCCAATCATCTAACAATCTGTTAAAATAACATTTACCCATTTCTCCTGTTTCATCGTTTAATCCTATATAGTCATAAACATAACTAGCCACAGCTTCTGTTTGAGCATTTAAGACAGCAACACCAGTAGAAGGTATACCTTTTGTTTTTTGTTTCCTACTGCTATCTGTGTGAGTAGACTCTGGTCTATCCATTAAATATTCATAGTAACCTCTTCTCTCAAAGTATTTTATTATACCCACCTTGTTATTTTCTACAAGAATAGGGCACCCATAATACACGCAAGTTTTAATAACATCCTCGTAAAACATTTCTGCTTTAGGAGGTCTAGCTATATACTCACATACAAACTGATTTGAAAAATCATCCATCATGCTAAATTTCTTATAAACATAACAAGCAGCATCGGATCTTCTTCCATCAGTAGTTGTGTCGTGATCATAAGGGTCACACCCAGCCACCATCTCTAATTTATTACCAGGGTGTTTTCTCTTATGTACCACTCTTGTGTTGTTTCTTCTATCTTCGGGTGGCAACCAAGATATTCTCCATTTTCCTTGAGAACCAGGTCTCCACTGAACAACTGTATCTTTTAATCCTCCAGCCCAAACAAAGTCCCCTCTAACAATCAAACCTTCAGCTTCCTCATTGTAATCCATTTGTTGATATATTCTTTCAACATCAAAAGGACTATATCTTGAGTCACTTCTAAAAGCTTCCTCTATAGTAAAAGGTCTTTGCCTTTTTTCTTCCGACAACTTAGTGGTGTTCTTTTTATAAGCATCTCTAACATTTTGAAGATACTCTTTAGCACCTATGTTTTTTCCTATAAACTTAGCCTGTTCTTTAGTTGGTGTATCAATAACAGAAAAACCATATTCATCTATAAACCCCTCATATCCATCGTAAGCTGGAGTAAAGTAAGAATACATTCCTGACCTAGTTCTTCCGTTAGCGTCTGTTTCGGTTATATCGCTATCAAACCATATATTCTTAAAGTTTTCTCCCCCTGAAGTTTCAAGTTCGTTAACAGTAGAAGGCATAAAACATTTACCAATAATTCTATCTCCTAGCGTCAAACAAGACCTTACAACTTCCCAGTTTTTTTCTACACTTGCCTCTGTCCACTTACCAGCCTCATCACACAGGTATCTTATTAGCTTAACTGAGTCATATGAATTTTCCCTAGTGTTTCTCCAATCTATCTTACTATTCAAAGCCTCTGACTTTGTAACTTTTGAGTAGTTCTTAGTTATCTTTTGACCTGGAGTATTAAAACTAAGAGTGCTCTTAGGATTATCACTACCATCTATTATAGGTTGAAAAAAGAATGGTAAACTCCTAAACATATAAACAAGCTTATCTGTAAATAAAGACTTAGCATCAGCACCAGTCTTGCTTGTTATACCGCCATGAGAATTATATCTAGATGTTATTTCATGTAATAACATAGATGCCCCCTTATATGAAGCCCCCTCTCTACGGTGCTTTACCATAATCATTCCAAAACAATTAGGATCTTGTTTACATATTTCCCAAAAAATAAAGAACCTTCTATCTCTATCTCTATACTCAGGATATCCAATATCCATTTTACACCAGTTCAAATAGTAATAGTGCTCTCCAGTAATATAAGTAGGTTCACCGTTATTCATGAACCAAACCCCATTATTTCTTCTTTCAAATTCCTGATCTATAAACCAAGAATATTTAGATACAGTATCTTCATTTAAACCATCAGGCATTTCAGTCCTTGTCCACTTTTGATCTTTCTTTTTTAGATCTGAAAATAATATATCTTTTTTCTTAGGCTTAACAGGAAGCTTAAATTTTAAACCACTTACTTTTATATACCCTGTCATAATAAATTTTAGCCAATTATGCAAATATAATAAAATAAATTGTACTGTCTATTTTTTGGCATACTTTTCTGAGAAGCCCGCTTTGAAGGATTTTTCTTCTAATTCTACTTCTTCTTCCTCCTCTCCTGATATTTGATTCTGTATTTTGTGGATAGCCATTAGAATGTCTTGTGCATCCATAAAACACTCTTTTTTTGCCTTCATAGCATTTCTAGCCTTGTCATCTTGGAGATCTGGATCTATAGGTTTTTTAACCTCTTCTAACAAAAGATCAAATGCTCTATTCCCCGATGCTATTAACTTCTCTAATTTTTTGTTGACATCTATTTCTTTCATTTAATTTAATATTTAAAAGCACTGCACACCTTTCGTAATACTCTATTTCCTCATAATACTCTATCATAAAATCTATAAACTCATCTAAATCATCCATATCTAAATCTTCTTCCGATACATTCCATAAAAAATAAGGAGTGTCAGTTGAGTCTAATATTTCTTCTATGGATTTTTTACCTGTTAATAAGTCGTAAGAATTTTTAACACATATGTTTATTATTTCTTGAGCATTAATCATTTTCTACTTTTGCTAATATATCAAAGTTACGCATTCTTAATAACTTTTCCCCCTCTATCTGCATATCA